TCTAACTTGCCTCGCCCGACCGAGGGCGCTAAGCAGACCGGGGCTGTCGCTCGTACTCGGAACCTCTCCGGGGAAAAGCGGAACAAGGGACGCCCTGCTGGTTCTACCAACAAGTCGAAGTCCTTGGTCCCTACGGACCTAGCAGACAAGATGCTTCTGGCATTTCAGGGGAACATTCCGGCTGAGCACTATAACTACCTGAAAAGCGTAGTCAAGGGCGGGGCTGCTGTCTCTGCCGAGAAGGAACTAGACATTCTGATCCTTCTGCTTGGCCGGAACCTCCACCCCGCCCTTGTTGGCGAGATGGAGCCCGAAAAAGAAGTCGTCGTTGATGACGAGACTGGCGAAGTCTCGATGACCGAGAAAAAGGTCGTCTTCCGTCGTGATGTTACAGAGCGCCTAAAGGTGCTGAACAGTCTCCTTACCCTGCGTCATCAGGTTGAAAAGGCTAAGGACGACGGGAAGGGCGGCGTTCAGCCGTTGCTAACTATTGTCGCAGATAGAAAACTCCTTGACGGCGGAAGATTGGGCGTCCTCCTTGGCGGTGTACCCGGCCCTATGGCTGGAAACCTTGACCGAGTTGAACGGCCAGCCATTCCTGCTAGAACCATATCAAATCCGGATGCTGAACGACCGTTCGACATTCCGGCTGGTGAAGAAAAGTAGGCAGATCGGCTTCTCTACGATCCTAGCCGGTGAAGCGGTACAGAAGGCGTGCGTAACGCCGTCGTACAAGGCTAACATCGTCTCGATCAACCAGAAGGAAGCCGCAGATAAGATCGAGATTGCTGGTAACCTCTACCACTCGATCCCCGACGCGCTGAAAGACTCCGATCCGGTCCTAAAGCCGGTTCTGTGGACGAATGCGAACGATGAGATTTCGTTCCACCGCCCACCGTACACCAGTTCGATCATCTCGCAGCCTGCGTCTGCTGCTGTTCGTGGTGGCCGCAAGGACATCTATTTTGACGAGTTCGCGCACATTCGTGATGCAGTCAAACTGTACCGCGCTGCTATGCCCGCCATCACGCGTGGGGACTCTAGGCTAACTATCATTTCAACTCCGTTGGGGCAGAGCGGGTTGTTTTACGACATCGCAACTAACATTCAGGCTTACCCTCAGTATAGCAGGCACTCGGTCCCGTGGTGGGAGTGCTCAGCGATGGTCAAGCCGGAACTATACGAGGAAGCACTTGCGCTGGCAGCAGCGATGGAGGGCTCCGAGGAACGAGTCCTAAAGTACGGAACCGACAAACTGCATGTCATCTACGATGGCTTCGGCGGTGACCTGATCGGGTTCCAGACTGAGTATGAGGCGATGTTCGCTGACGAGGCGACAGCCTACTTCACATGGGACTTGATCGTAAACTGCACCGATACGGACCTCCCGCTGCTCCGAGAGTACAATCCGAACTACGAGCCTCAGGGCTACATCAGTATCGGGGTTGACCTCGCCAAGGAGCGCGACCAGACCGTCTTTACGGTTGTCGAGCACCTAGACGACGGCAAGAAGCGAGTTCTGTTCACGCGGGCCACTCAGGAAGACTATAACGATCAGTTCGAGTACCTGAAAACACTGATCGGTGCGACTCGCGCAAACCGAGTAACTATCGACCAGACTGGCGTTGGGCAGAAGTTCGTTGAGGATGCCAAGCGCCTTCTCCACGGGACGCTCATCGAGGGTGTCGTCTTTACGAATGCCAAGAAGGAAAAGTGGGCCACGACCTTCAAGGGCGCTATGCAGACCGGTTCTGTATCGTGGCCTAACATCACCGACCTACGGCGTCAAATCCACGGAGTCAAGCGGACGAAGACAGAGCAGAACTTCTATAAGTTCTCTGGAACCGCTGACGACTATTTTTGGAGCCTGATGCTCGCCCTGTACGGCGAGGGCCGGGTAGTGCCGAAGATGTCGGTCTTGGGCGGATAAAGAGAGGGCCGAGAGCCGTGAGTCTCCCAATCGCAGTTAGATGCGGCGCGTGTGGCACTCTGTTTGGGTACGAGCAAGGTACCGGAGAGAGTATCGCAATCAAGCACCGCGACCTCTACCGGGTAATCAAGGGGCCAGTCGAGGGTCCGTGCCGCAAGTGTGGCGCGACAGTAAAGTGGCAACCTAGATGAATACCCAAGAACTAGACCGTCTTGTCACCAAGACTGAACTAAGCCCATTTGTCAAGGCTGCCCTCCGGAAGGTTCGAAGGGCTATCTCCACCGGGGATGTCACCGCGCTTTCGATTTCTAAGAAGTCATGGAGCGTTACGGTGTGCGACCCGTATGGGCTATCGTGTAAGTGGGTATTCACCCTAAAGGACAGCAATGGCAGCAAGTAGAAGGAAACTAACCAGCGCCGCTGTCAGCAGGGCCGCGATCAACGAGCCTACGCCGCGCGTGGCCGCTAACTTCGGCATTCTCGGCCTGACTAAGGATGGTACCTCTCTCGTCATCGACCGCAGCCGCAAGGCTCGGTATGCTACATACTACGAGATGTACAAGCAGCATCCGACCGTCCGCGCTGGCATCGAGAAGATCGCCAAGGTTGCGGTAACGAACGGATATCGGTTCACTCCATCCGTTCAGGACGAGGATATCGCTGAGGCTAGGATCGCTGAACTTCGGAAGTTCTTCCGATCCTCGAACGGCTCGCAGTTGCTCCGCTCCGCCTATCGAGACCTTCTGATCTATGGCGAGGCGTTCTGGCTTGTCATTCAGGACGGAACGGCTGCCAAGAAGCCTCTCTCCGCGCGCAGGCTGCACCCGCAGTATATGGACGAGGAAATCTCGGGCGGGTTCCTAACGGGTTGGCGGTTCGGGCCGATCACCGATAGCGAAAAAGAAACAAAGTACAAGGCGCATCAAGTTCTGCACTTCAAGTTCGATGACCCCGACAACGACATTCGTGGTCTGTCGCTTCTTTCCGCGCTCGAACTAACAGTCGCATCCGATCTGTTTGCGATGAAGTTCAATGAGAGGTTCTTCGAGAACTCCGCGCACACTGGCGTCATCTTCAACATGAAGAACTCCACTGTCGATGAGGTCGCTAGGAACCGGGTCTGGCTAGAGCAAAACTATGTCGGCACCGAGAACAGCCACAAGCCGCTGATCCTCGAAGGCGATATCGATGTCTCGAAGTCAGTCTCTACCCGCGCCGAGATGCAGTTCATCGAGGGCAGGAAGTTCAACCGAGAAGAAATCCTCTCGGTTCTCGATGTTGACCCGTCTAAGATCGGGATTAACGAGAACTCCAACCGCTCTGTTTCCAAGGAAGCCGACAACACCTTCCGCCAAGAGAACATTTCTCCGTTGCAGTTGGTTGTCGAGGAAGAAATCAACAACGCGCTAATCCTGTCGCTGTTCGGATGGGACGACATCTTGTTCCGCCAGAACGACAGTTCTCGACGCGACCAGTTGGACATGATGAAGTTGTACGCTGAGGCCGAGAGGATGGGCGTCTACTCTATCAACCAGATCAAGGCTGAACTCGGACTGCCGCCTATCGATGGCGGGGATGTCCACTTCATCCAGACCGCAGCCGGGGCCATCCCGGTCGAATGGCTGGATGATGTCGCTGCAAGGCTTATCGCCCCGACAGGGCAGCCCATCTCTGGCCAAGGCACCGAAAACCAGCCGCCAGCACCGGGGTCGCCTCCTGAGCCGCAGGGCTCCGGGGCTCCGGCTCAGGGCGGCTCTGAGGATCAGGGCGCAGAGGTTTAAGGATAACTATGCTGAACAAGACCGCAACCTTCAAGTATACCTTCCCGATTGCGAAGGCCGAGGCTCGGGCCGATGGTAACTACATCATCGGATATGCCTCCGGTCCCGAAATCGACTCCGAAGGTGAACGGATGTCCGTCGAGGCGATCAAGATGTTCTCGGACCAGATCAACGCTTCCAGCGAAGGAATGCGTCTGACCTACCGGGACGCCCACGCGCCAGATGGTGTCCTGCGCGATCTTGGCGAGGTTACTAGGGCGTGGGTGACAGAGAAGTTCCACCTTGGCGTCGAAGTCAAGTTGGACATGGACAACGCTGCGTCTGAAACCCTTTGGAAGCAAATCAACAAGGGAAAGCAGTACGGTATGTCGGTCGCTGGTCGTGTTCTCGACTACGCGATGGAGTTTGTCGAGTCTGTCGGCAAGGCCGTACTAACTTACAAGAATGTTGTGCTCGATGAGATTTCGAACACTACGAGACCCGCTTGGTATCCGTCCCTCGGGACTGTGCTGGCCAAGTCAATCAAAGACGCATCCTCGGACGATGCGGCAGGAGAGAGCGTGGAACAAGACGAACTCCTTGACGAAACCGTCGAGGACGCAACTAAGTCCGCTGACGCTGGCGAGACCGGCGTAGAGGATACTTCCAAGGCTGCTGAGGAAACTCAGGAGATTGGCGACACAACCGAAAAGACGAGTTCTGCTGCGTCTGACGCGGCCTCCGCCGCTTATATCGAGGCTTCGCTTATCAACTTGCTTGGTGGCGAGGCGGGCGAGGCGGATGACGAGTCTCCGCTGCGGGTGGCTCTTGCGGCTATCCAGCAGTTCATCGCTCAGGAGACATCTGAAATCGGCACCGAGGGTGACGATGTTGAGGTCGGCTACGGCGGTTGGTCCGCATCGGACAAGGCGCTTGCAGACGAAATCTCGAAGGCTGGACGCAAGTTGAGCGGTGCTACCGCCGCTGAACTACGCAGCCTGTATGAAACAGTTACTACTACCCTGACCTCGCTCGGAGTTATCGAGACCGACGAGACAGAGGAAGCAGTTATCACCGATAGTGAGAAGTCGGCTTCTGCCGCAGAAGAAGATACCGTTGTGAAGACGGAAGCAGTTGAGGCGACGGCTGAGACGGTTTCCAAGTCTGACCACGACGCTCTTGTCGCTGCGCTGGCGAAGGCAACCGAACGCATCGCTGAACTAGAGGCTCGACCAGCCACAGAACTTCCGGGTCTCGTCACTGACGCTACCAAGAAGGCCGCTGAGGAAGAACTGGCCGCTGTTCTCGCAAAGGCAAGCCCATCTGAGAAGTTGAGGCTGGCGTTCGCTGCTCACACGAGCGGCAAGTAAAGGAAACGAAATGGATCAGATCACTATTCGTAAGGCACTCGACCTTGCAAGCACCGGTTCATACCTCATCCCTGAGGTTGTGGACAACGCGATCCGCGACTATGCTACCAAGGAGCCCGTCCTTGCGAATGTAGTCAACCGGGTTCCGTGGGCTACGAACACCTACTTCATCCGTAGGCGTGACGCCCTGCCGACCGCAACATGGTCTACTGACGGTGGAAGCCTCCCGGCTGCTACGCAGAGCACCTATGCGAAGGTCAGCAAGACGGTCAAGTACCTCTACACTCGTGGTGAGGTCACTGGACCGATGCAGAAGGCCGCTGGCTCTCTGTACAACGCTCTAGCGCTCGAAGTCGAGGCCCACAGCCGCGCACTCATCGAGAAGTTGAGCACGGACATCGCAACCGCAACTGGCGGCTCCGACGACATCACCGGTATCCTTCACCAGATCGATACCGAGGACTCGATGAACTGGGGCTCGACTGGTTCGGGTGTTGTGTCTGGTGGTGCGGCTACACTGTCGCTCGCCAAGATCGATGAGGCAATCGACGCCGCTCGCGGCGAGGTTGACTTGATCGTCACCAGCAGGGCCGTTCGTCGCAAGATCAACGCTCTGTTGCAGGCGCAGCAGCAGTTCGTAGACAGGACCGAGGTTGCCGCAGGCTTCCGCGTTCTCGCCTACGACGGTATGCCGATTGTTACCGACCTCCATTGGGAGACGAACACGGACATTCTGTTCATCCGACGCGCGGATGCAAAGTTGCTCGTACATCAGGACTTCACTTTCGAGGAACTCGCCAAGACGAAGGACTCGACTGACTTCATGATTAAGGGCTACTTCGGCTTCTCGCTCGAAGGGCGACCGGTCCACCTGAACAACTTCACGATCTAATCGTCGTGACGCTGTAGGGCGTATATACAGGTTCTACGGGAGGGGCTGTCTTCGGACGGCCTCTCCCCGCGAGCCAAGAAGGAGAGCCGCCAGATGGCGAAGACAGTCAAACTACTCAGCACCAAGGGTCGCGCCCAACTGATCGAGAGGTTCTACTTCTACGATGGCGAGACGACGATCAAGGATGGTGTAGTCGAAATCCCTCTGGACCGTCCAGAGTGGGTGCAGCGGGCCTATATCATGGGCTTCCGCCATGACCCGAAGACAGAAGAAATCATTACTCTCGATGAAGCCCTAGCGGGTGGTCGAGTGGCCCCGGACATGCCGGTTAGTGCCAAGAGCACAGGAGGAAAGCGTGAAGGTTCTAATCGTCGGGGATAGTCCCCTAGCGAAAACAGGTTTCGGCAAAGTTAACTACCATGCTATGATGGCGTTCTTGCGCCAAGGGTGGGAAGTGGCGAGCGCCACAGGGCTCGTCTTTACGGCACCAGAGACCGACCTTCCAGTCAAGTTCTATGTTCCTGATCCGGATGATCCGACTGCCCTCAAAAAGGTCATCGATGTCCTGAGTCAGAAACTTTTCGAGCCTGATGTCATCTATACGACCGGCGATCCCGGTAGCGTGGCGATGGCAGCAATGGTCATCCCTGCGGAGATGCCCACGCTCGCGTATGTCCCCATCGAGGGGGAGCCGCTGACGAACTCTACTTGGCGCGGCACTCTCTCGGCTTTGGACTTCTTTACCTGCTCGAAGTACGGAGTAGAGGTCGTAAAGCAGTCCCTTGGCAAGGATGTTGACTATATCTACCACGGCGTAGACCGCAGTTCATTCTACCCTCTCACTGACGAGGAACGCGCGGAGTACCGCAAGCGCCTCGGGTGGGACAAGAAGTTTGTTGTCTCTGTAGTCGCGCAGAATGTGCGCCGGAAGCAACTCACGCGCCTGATCGAGGCGGTGGCGATCCTAAAGGGTCAGTACCACCAGCGCGATATCGTTTTGTATCTTCATACCGTTCCTTTCCAGAACCACTGGCTCGAAGGCTGGAACCTCCCTGAGGTCGCCGCTAACTTCGGGCTCGCTGGCGAGGTTGTGTTCAATCCGCTGATGAGCGGGTTCGGCAAGGGCGTTCCCGAGACCGGAGACATGGATGTTCCGGGCCTGAGGGAACTGGTGGGCGCGTCCGATCTGTTTGTCCTGCCGAGTCAGGTCGAGGGCTTTGGTCTTCCGATTGCCGAGGCTATGGCTGTCGGGACGCCAGTTGCGGTCACTAAGTACGCAGCGGGATGGGAAGTCGCTCGTCTCGGCGGTGGCCTCGGCCTCTCGGCCACGGACTTCGAAATCCACAAGAGCGGGACGCGGTACGCGAATGTTAGTCCGCAGGAAATCGCTAAAGCCATTCTCTCGCTCAGGCGTCATCCGAAGCGGCTTGCGCAGATGCGGGAACAGGGCCTAGCAGCAGTCGATCAGTTCGATTGGTCTAGGTTTGAGGAATATGTCGTTGCCCGCATCCAGAAGACGGTCCTCGACCGGCGCGAGGCCGGGAGTGTCGTACAGACAGAAGAAGATCAAGGGCGGGAAGAAGCCGGGTCGTAGGCCCGGATACTTCGAGCGCCTGCGGCTTGTGATGGCTGACAATCGCAAGAACCTATCGCTCAAATCCTTTGCGAGGGTCATCGCTGGCGCTCGCCGTTCGGCTTCTAGGGCCGGGTCGCTTCTGCGCACCAAGCGCCGCAAGCGCAGCCGTCTACTGAGGAACACATAAACAATGGCTCAACTCATTACCGCCGCCTACATTCAGGAGCAAATGGCTACACTCGGATTGAAGTCAGGCTTCTCTCCGTCCGCGTATGTCCTAGATACGCTTATCACCGAGGCTTCTGATTGGGTAGAGGGTTACTGCGACCGGAAGTTCACGCTTCAATCAGTCACCGAGGAAAAGTACGGCCCGTCCCGCCCGGACCGTAGGTTCCTTGCCGACAACTATCCGGTTGTCTCCCTGACTTCGGCCTACTGGACGGACGACGGCGGGTTTACCGGCGAGTTCAATGTCGCAGACTTCCGGGTCATGGCAGGCGGCATCATCGAATGGAAGACCATCTTCGGAAGCACCGGCCTTCACGCTGGCTCGTTCTTCCCGAACATCCTGTACAGGATGACCTACCAGACGGGATACGCTACGGTCCCGTCGAATGTTCAGCGCGCCACGGCGCTAAAGGTTGCCCTTCTGGTGCAGCCTCAATACCAAGGCCCGCAGGAGCGTGAGATTTTCATGGTGACCAACCTAGAGGCGATGATCGTTGACCTCCTAGAGCCTTACCGCCGCGAACGACTAGGATAGGGCCATGCCGATCCGCATGACCGTAACCATGCCGGGTTTCGCTAAGGCTGTGGCACACATCAAGAAAGTCCTCCACTATGTCGATGACAGTGGCGAGGAAGTTTCCCTTGCGGGGTTCAACGCCGCAGGCGATATCTTCGAGCGTAACTTCGATGCTGGCGGCAAGGGCTACGGACTAGGCGGTTGGGAGCCACTCCAAGCGAGCACACAGGACGACCGCCGAAGGAAGGGCTTCTCTCCGGAGCGGCCAATCCTTATTCGATACCACGACCTACGGACTATCTCGGCCACCGCCCTGCGTGTCGCAGGAGGCTCTGGAGCATTCTCAGCGACCGATCCTGATGGTCATACCGTCAGTATGGACTTGCGAGTCGGCAGAAATGGCGGCTACGCTCAGATCACAGGCGACAAGGCGTGGAACCAAGTGCCGCTAACGAACGGTACACCGGCTCGCCCGTTCTGGTTCACGACCACTACTGTGACTAGGGACATCCGTAAGCGCGCTGTCTTTACTCTGGCGCAGGGGATTGGGAGGCTTTAGGTGGAGAGCGTAGTAGACGCACTTGTTGCGGAACTAGAACTGTTCAAGGATACGCTATCTGCCGATGGCGGGTGCTCGGACATCATGACCATCGAGGCTGTCTATTGGGGCGATCCCGGTATCATTCCGGTGAACTCC